GGCTTTCTTGGCCCGGGGCTTGCGTTCTACCTTCTTGATCTGCACGTAGTTTCCGCAGTCGGCAATGACCTGTTCAATGAACTTGACGCACTGTTTGATCTGATTCTTGTTGAGGTGGCTGTAACCTTCCACAAGATCTGCGTCAGTGCCTTCTAATACTTCTTCGAACTCGGCCAGTTTAAGTTTCCACACGTCACTAATGGTGCCTACCATGTTGGGGCTAATATTCATACCGCGTATTTGTGCGATGGGTTTCCAGTCTGCTGACATTTTGGCGCCGGCCGCAATAAAGTCATCAAACATGCCTTCTAGTTCGCCAGCACATTCTGACACCTTTTCGCGCAGATGATCTTGGATTGTGAGCTTGGCCACTGCGGATTCTGCGGCCACTTCATCCTTGTCACGTTTGATTTCTTGTTTGATTTTTAGCATGTTGGCGATTTGTTCGTCAATGATGCATTGTTCGTGCTCGTTGAGCACCAACCCCATCAGGGTCATCCTGCTGACCCAGGCTGGTGTGAGTCGGATCTGGCTGTCGGGAATACCACGCATGAGTTTGGCGTCTTTGCTTCGATGATTGACCTCCAAATACTGACACAGCATGTCCTTGGCATCTTTTTTGCCATAGTGATAGTTGTACCAGGCAAAAGCCTTGCTGAATGCACTGATGCGATTTTCTTCTGTGGGCTGGAATTTCCAGTCAGGCTCGTGCCCAACATATTTGGTTTCGGCACCTTTGGGATTCAAGGGCTTGATCACAGTTGCGGCTCGTGCGTTCATGGGTTCTCCTAAGTGTAAAGTAATATTATAGCACCAGAGCCATTTTTGGTCAACCGTTTAACAGTGCCGCAAATGTTAGGTGTTGCTCCAGGTTGACGATCAGATCCGTGGCGTTTTTTACCAATTCTTGGTAGCGTGTGGTTTCCCTGTGCAATCTACGGCATTCTACGCTTTCCATGTCTGCGGCTACCATGGCCCGATCTACAGCCTTGACCATTTTTAACAGGTCCTGGCGGGCAACTTTGTTTTTGATTGTGGCTATTTGGCGTTCTGCACGATCCAAGCGTTGATATAACTCGTCCATGCATGTAATTATACCGGCTTTGTAGTTGTTGGTCAAATCAGCCCATAAATATACTACTATGCCACGCCTGAGTCTATACCGTCCCAATCGCACCAGCGATTATCAATACCTTGATCGCAACATCAGTGAGATGTACACTGTGGGTGGCCTTGACATTTATGTACACAAATATCTAGGTCCAAAAACCGGCGATCCTGGCGACGCCGACATAACCATACCTGTGCGTGAAACACAGGATCCTTTGTTCATTGAAGACCTGTTGTTGTTGGAAAACCGCGACAGAGCCTATGATCCCAACATCTATGTCATGCGTGGTGTGTACCGTGTGCAAGACATTGATTTTGATCTTACACAATTTGGCCTGTTCTTGAACAACGACACCTTGTTTATTACATTCCACTACAACGACATGATTGACACGTTTGGTCGCAAGCTCATGAGTGGTGATGTGTTGGAGTTTCCCAACTTGAGAGATTACAATCCCTTAAATTCAGAAATACCTTTGCCTTTGCCCAGATACTATGTGATCCAGGATGCGGCGTTTGCTCAAGAAGGATTCAGTCAAACCTGGTTGCCGCACTTGTGGCGTGTGAAGGCCACACCACTGGTCAATGCACAAGAGTATCAGGACATAATGAAACAGCCGTTTGTGACCAATCAGATCTGGGATCCAGGCAATTTTTATCCCAATCTCAGTGTGGTCAACAATGGAGATCAATACTATCGTGCCAACGGCAATGTGCCAGTGGGTACTGCCATTGACGCTGTGAATCCCAGCACCGGTCAACCTTACTGGACCTTGATTACCAATCCCAACACTGTGGGTGATAGTGCCAGCACTAGAAACAAAGATCTTGCCATCAATGATGCCTTGTTGGCACAGGCTGAAGTAGAGCTACCGCTCAGTGGATATGACATTACCAAATTTTATATTTTGCCAACTTACCCTGACGGAGCACCGGCTGCAACCGACACCGGTGTGACAACCAGCAGTACCACAGTGTCCAGCAGTAGCCAAGCATCTGGAGAGGGCACAACACCACGTGGTTTTGGTTACACCATGGGTTACCTGTCCAACAGTGTGGATCCCAACACTGGCTATCTCATTCCGCCCAATGGCTTGCCTGTGACACCCGGTGTGAGTTTTCCACCTAGTCCGGCTCCTGGTGCCTACTGTTTGCGACTAGACTATTTTCCCAATCGCTTGTTCCGCTACGATGGTGCCAGATGGGTCAAAATTGAAGATGCTGTACGTACTGGATTAGATTTTGAGCCAGATGCCAAAACCCAACGTGCCAGTTTTGTCAACAACACCGACACTGTGCAGACCACAGATCGAGGCGCCATACCTAGCCGTCAAAGTCTCAGTGAGATTCTTAAACCACAAGCTGACAACGGAGGATAAGCATGCCAGCCCTGACTCCAATATTTTTTTACGACGAACAGATACGCAGATTCTTGTTGCAGTTTGCCAGAATTTTTTCAAACTTTCAGGTAGAGTATGGTCGCAATGAAGAAGGCACAGCACACACCCTGGTTCGTGTGCCGGTGCGCTACGGCGATGCCACACGACAAGCACAGACCATCTTACAAGAAAACTCAGCGTCGGGCATGCCGGCCACACCCTTGATGACTTTTTACATTTCCGGATTAGACTATGATCGTCCCAGAATGCAAGAGCCTTACTATGTGAGCAAAATCAATGTGCGCCAAAGGACCTATGACGATGTTACCGACAGCTATGAGACCACACAAGGTAATGCTTTTACCATTGAACGTCTTATGCCTGTGCCTTACAAGCTCACCTTAAAATTGGATATCTGGACTTCAAACACCAATCAAAAAATGCAGATCCTGGAACAGATGTTGGTTCTGTTCAATCCCAGCTTGGAAATTCAAAGCACTGACAACTACATAGACTGGACCAGTCTTAGCATTGTGGAGTTGGAAAGCACACAATGGTCCAACAGAACTATTCCGCAAGGCACAGAAAATCCCATTGATATTGCCACTTTAACATTTACTCTTCCTATCTGGATTTCAAGCCCGGCCAAGGTCAAAAAACTGGGTGTGGTTGAGCGAATCATAGCCAATGTGTTTGATGCACAAGGCGATGCTTCAAATGCAGTGCTGGACAATGATTTGTTACTGGGCACTCGCCAAGTTATAACACCCTACAGTTATCAAGTGTTGTTGATTGGCAATCGATTGCAAGCCCTAACACAACCAGCAGTGGTACAACCTCCAAATGAAAGTTTGGATCCGCCAGAAAGTCCGCCCAGCAATCTCATGTGGCAAAGCGTGGTTGGTGCTTACGGTGTTCTTCGACCCGGCATCAGTTATGTGAGATTAGAACAAGAAGATGGCAGTGAAATTATTGGCACCGTGGCCTATGATCCAACCGATGACAGATTTATGTTGTTTGACATCGACGAGGATACAGCACCGGCCAATACCTTGTCACCAATCAACGCAGTAATTAATCCCTTGTTGAGTGGCCCCGGTGATGGGCTGGATTCATCTTTGATTGGTCAACGCTACTTGCTGACTGAAGACACAGGTAGTTTTACCAGCATTACGCCTACAGCCTGGCAAGGAGTCAATGGTGAAGCCTTGGTAGCCAAGGCCAACGACATTATTGAGTTTGATGGTTATAGATGGATGGTTGTGTTTGATCGCACCAGTAGTCCCGACAACATACAGTATGTTACAAATTTAACTACCAACATACAATACAAATGGATCAACAACATGTGGGTCAAATCATACGAAGGTTTATATCCTGGAGGCCAATGGAGTCTAGTGCTGTAAATGCTGTGGGTGTGTGGTTTTATGCAGTCGCCACTGGCAGATATCTATATCTCATGAGAAACGATCCCAAGCATCCTGGTGCCTGGGGCTTGCCGGGTGGACGCATAGAAGCTGGAGAAACTTTGATCCAGACTATTGAACGAGAATGTCAAGAAGAACTGGGAAGCATGCCAGAATATCTGCGTCTAATCCCTTTGGAAAAATTTACCACAGCTGATCATGTGTTTGCGTATCACACATTTTTTTGTATTGTAAAAGAAGAATTTGTGCCTGTGCTAAATCACGAACATCAGGGTTATGCATGGATCCAATCTGGCACTTGGCCTAGACCCATGCATCCAGGATTATGGAGTACTGTGAACTTTGATGCAGTACAAAATAAAATTTCAGCAATGGAACAACAGGTTCAAGCTGTTTAGGTTTTGCCTACTACCACTGTAATAGTTCCAACTTCTTCAGAATCATAATCTTCAAGAGCCTTGCCCAATACACATCCAGGCCTGTACTGTTTGATGTCCAAAGTTGTGGCCACCCCAGGAAGGTCGCTGGCCACCAAAAGATCGCCTTTGTGTATGGTTCCAACTACTCGACAAGGTATACGTCCAGTCAGTGCTATGGCTACCACATGTTCACCCTCTAGGTCAGTGTTCATTTCGTAAGCAGGTGCTGTAGAAACTGCGCCAGCTATTCGCGTAGAATGCGAATGTTGACTCATGGTCACTTCGTTGGCACCGCCAAACTCCATTACAGTTCCAGGTTCGTAGGTTTGATCTGACAGGTATCTTTCTGCCAAGTCAGCGTATCGGGCCGAGCTGGCTGTTCCAGCGAAAATTGCTGATGTCAATGTACCGCTGCCCGGAATATAACTAAGTCCGCTAGTAGGACTGCCTGCATTGTCATCAAGGAACGGAGTTACTGCTGCTCCTGCAGTCGATAAAAACACTGGAAAGAATGTGCCAAAACTAGTAGACTGAGATGTGGCATTGATTAAAGTATTTGGTCCTGTGGGTCCTTGTGGTCCTTGTGGTCCTTGTGGGCCGCCGCCGCCACCGGGGCCTGTGGGTCCTTGTGGACCTGTTGCACCAGTGGCACCAGAACCTTGTAGACCGGTGGCTCCTTCTGGACCTTGCGGGCCACGCGGTCCTACCGGTCCAGTGCTGCCAGTAGCTCCAGGAGGTCCTTGTGGACCAGTAAATCCAAGCGGGCCTTGTGGTCCTTGTGGTCCTGTTGCACCAGTTGCTCCAGAACCAGTGGCTCCTCCGCCTCCAGAAGGGCCTGTGGGTCCTTGTGGTCCTGTAGGACCCTGTGGTCCTTGTGGTCCACCTGCAGGACCTTGTGGTCCTTGTGGTCCTGCACCTGTTGCTCCAGCAGGGCCTGTGGGTCCTTGTGGTCCTGTTGCACCAGTGGCTCCAATTGGTCCGCCACTTGGCCCTTGTGGTCCTTGTGGTCCTT